TTCTGAGAGCGCAAATCTTTTTCTACAAATGTTTTCAATTGCTCCCATAACCACGGAATATCAATTCTATCTCCATAGGCATCTAGCATTTCTTCTGCTTTTGCTATAATTCTTGGTGCTGTATTTGTCTTATTTGATATACCAAACCATTTTCCTCCATGTGTTTGTAGGTATTCAGGAAGCTGTGTGTTAGAAGTAAACTTATTCTTAAATCCATGTATCTCTTGAAAGTCAATATGCATGTCCCCAATGTTATTTTCAACTAATTCCTTGATACCACCTCTATTTTGTTGGTCATAGTAAAGGCTTTGTAGTAAAACTTGAAGATATGTGTACTTAAACTTCCTGTCTCTATGGAATACTACTGATGATACTGTATTTGTGTATGCATCCCATACAGCACTACACATCATAGAGTGTCCTGTTTCTGAATTAATTGGATCTGTCCCTTGATACCAACGATTTTTCCATATTTCATTTACAGGAGGGTGGTGTATTATAACAGCTGAGGTAGATACGTCTTCTCTCTGACCTGAAGATACCCATTTAGCACCTATTATTCTAAATTCAGTTATCATATCAGGAGTAGGCATAGTATAATCCATTATAGGCTCAAAGAATCCATACTCTATTGGAATATCTTTCCCATATATTTCATTTAGCCTGGAGTTACACTTCATTATCGGAACAAGAGTCTTTGATTTACGAATAAACATGTCATCAACTGTTATTGGATAATGCTGGTGGAACTGTACTTTAGCGACCTCTCCTTTTTTTGTTCCTTCTAGGGCAAGATATGCTTTTCTTTCATTTGCTATATGCTTATCATTGACACCCCTTCTAGCATAAGCATTCATGAATATTGGAATAACCCCATATTCATAGTTTTTTTCTTTCCATTGTTTAAGGCACATCTTATATTCTGATTCAAACACAGAGCCACCCTTATCCATCTCTCCACCTGTACCCCATGCAATAAATTGTTGTTGCATAGTCATCTTGCCAGTCTCTTCATTGTATTTGAATAAAGCAGGTCTTCCCTCACGCATCATCTCTCCAAATATTTCAAATAATCCTATCTCATCTATAAATACAGCTGATGGAGAACCACCATTTATTGCATCTATGGATGGGCTATCTACTTGGAATCTTGAACCACCACCTTCATCACGACCTTTCTTTTCTCCCTTCTTATCAAAGTTCATTATTTGGTCAGTCCAGTTTTTAACTTCCTGTGCTAGGAAATCAGGTATCTTTGTGTATGCCCATTTTACTTTATCTCGGAATATCTCTATACCCTTTTCTTTTGAATGGGTAACGAACTTAATAAAGTATGATTTATTTAGGTTTACTCTTTTCATACCTGCTAGACACATGGTAGTTGTAAATCCAATCTGACGAGCCTTTCCTATCATCATTGAATATCCACAATCAAATAGAAATAAAAGAACCTCTTGAGCCTCCCATGCTTTATATTTAAGCATTCCTTTTTCAGATTTATCTTCTTTTATATATCCATATTTGTTACAGAAATATAATGTATTTTGATTACATCTATCTATTTCAGCTAGTAGCCAATCAAATTGATCTTCTTCATTATTAAAATCTGTTATTTCAGATTTATCTGATAGCCAATATTTGGCTTGTCTGCAATATAGATCGAAGGGTTCGTACACAGTTTTGTGCTGCCAACCTGAGTTAATACTATCAATCCATTGTACAAATGCTTTTGGATATTGAAACTCTGGATGATTTGGCATCCATTGTTCGCTTAGTACACCCCTCGAACTAATATTGTCTTGAAATACATCAAAACTCATAATAAATATTTATTTATTGTTTGCCTCTCCAATTAGAACCTAAGCCAGGTTGTTCTTCACCCATTTTACATCCACCTGGTCCACATACTGAGAATCCTCCTTCTCCGCCTGCCCCTTCTCTTTTATTCTTTCGCTCCATCTTCTTTCTTTTCGCCTCAATTACAACGTCTTCCATCTTCTGTTTGAAATTCTTTTTAAATTGCTGAACTTTATATTTAATAGGCTGAGCATATGCTTTAGCCTCCTCTTCAATACTAGAGCTACCAGAAGAAGGTCTATTAGAAGAAGTATTATCTTTTTCTTTATCCTTCATCACACGTTTAATTTTACGTTGATTCTGATTTGATTTAATCTTTTGCTTCATTTTATAGAAGCCACCATCAGATGGACTCATAGTTGAACTTTCCGTTGAAGACATAGCCTTCATTAATGCCATTTTTTTCATAATCTTATTTATTTATTCTCCGTCTTTCTTTTTAGAAAATGCTTTCTTTGCTTGTTCTGCAAGAGTCAATAGACCAGCAGCCGCACCTGTACCTGCTACAACTTTACCTGTAATATTACGCTCTCTTGTTCCAGTAATAATATCTGCTTTCTTTTTAGCTTTAGCTTCTTGTTTTGTCGTTTTATTTTCAAGTCTATTTTCAAGTCTTTTTAATCTATTTTCTTGTTTTTTATCAGCTGACATATAATTGTAGTCTGACTTCATTTCTTTTCTCTTTTCTCTAGCAGTTTTCTGAGGTACAGAAGTTGGTGTAGTAACATTATTGACTGCAGGCGAAGTAGAAGTAGTAGATGGAGTATATGACGAGCTACCTGGTCTTTTAAAAATAGGTGTCTTAAGGTCCATGGGACTTTTTCTAATAAATGGATTAGGCAGTAAAGAGGCATTGCTCTTATTTATAGAGATAGAACTTTTTTTAAGTTTTGGTTCTGGTCCATTAGCTCTGTTTAATGCAGCAGCTAGTTTCATTTTTAAATTTGCCATAATTATTGTTTTTATTATACTTGATTTATTCTATCGTTCATTCTTCCTAGATTGAACTTATTTAATTTTTCGATTGAACCTTTACTAGCTGCACTTGGTTTATTACTTGCAATATTCGATTTATCTTTGTAAATACCTAATGCTTTTTGATTGTTTTTTTCCAATTTGCTTACATACTCATTTCCCTTAAACACCTGTGAAATACCTCCAGTAGCAACAGCAAGTAGCTTTTCTCCTGCTGATTTTTCTTTATCAAATAGAGTCCTTGATAGAGTTTTTGCAGGGTTTAAAAATGTACCTGCTATGAATCCTCTTTTTGCCTTTCCTTCGTTCACTTGTCCTTTTGAATCTGCTTTTTCAGCTTTAGCTTTTATAGGCGCACCTATTTTGTCACCTAGGTTTATAGCCTGCCCTACAATAGGAAAAATAGCACCAACAACTTTTTTACCACCTTCATATGCAGTATCAGCTTTTTCTTCCTGAGACATTCCACCTGCGGCAAAAGACTTACCTGTCTCTAAAAGAGCCGAACCAATTTCCTTAGTTTTAGCATTACCTACTTCTTCAGATGATTTTCCTGTTGCATCAGTTGCTTTTTCTGTACGTTTAAAACCTCTTGTATCAGACATTTTAATTTTGCTACCCATCATCTGCATAGTTTACTTCTTTTTAGATTTCTTAGCTTTAGCCATTGCTTTAGCCATCTTAATCTTTACCATAAATGGAAGATGATTACTTTTGCTAAATAATCCTTTACTTCCTGATTCTTCAGATTTCTCTTTTCCTTTCCCTTCTGACTTCTCATGTTTAGCCATGGACTTTTTAGAAGTGTATTTCTCTTGGGATTTAGATCCCTTATATTCTGTAATTGTAGCCATGATTATTGTTTTTTATTTATTTATTTATTTATTAATATCCTTTTTAATTATCTTCTACACCTGAATCAGTCTCAAAATATTCCTCTTCAGAACTTTTCTTTTTCTTTTTCCTACGAGGAGATATCGCATCATTAATAGTCATCTTAAATTTAGACTTAACACTCTTTGATCCATAGTCTTTCTTAACCATTTTAGGATCTATACCAGACATCTTTCCTAACATAAAACACAATTTAATTACAAATATACATTTTTATTTAAATGGAGAATTTCTATCTAACTTAGCATATTCCTTTACAGCATAAAATAGTTTCTTCATTGAACCCTTGTAGAAGTATATAGGATTTACCATATATTCCCTCCTACCCTTCTCTATAGAGAATCTAACTATATCCTTTTCACATAGTTGTTTAAGTCCTGATGTGATATAATGCATGTTCATATTTATCGCCACATGTATATCCCTCATACCATAATTCTTTAATACATTTCCATACCCCATGTTCTTTGCGAGAAACCTCAATATCTTATGCGCTGAAGGTTTAAGCTCGTCTTGTAAATCTATTGAATCAACAAAGGTAATCATATACCTCATTTTCTTTCTCTTTAATATCGCACTCATCAATTCCTCTACTTCCGAAGAATACCCCTCACCCAATAGCTGGTATGAATTATGAATATCCTTGTAGTATAAATCAAAGTCTTTCATCCTATGGGCATTTACTCTATCTGCCTCCATTAGGATTAAATCAAAAATTATATTGTTCTCACTCATCTTTACTTTTCCTTTTGTTTATAATTGAATCTACATTAATCTTTATCTTCTTCAAATGAGATAAACTCTCCTTATGCTTTGTATGCTCATAAAATATAAGCCCATTCAATGCCCTACCAAATTCAACAATACTCATATCCCCCTTCAACTTATTACATTGTCCACAACACGGTACTTTATTATGGTTACTCAATTTACCTCCCCTTGACTTAGGATATAAATGGTCAACAGTCCTAGAGTAATCATCCAACACAGTAAGGCAATAAATACATATATTTAAATCAATACCACTCTTAGTTATCATATTCTAATATTATTTATCATTATGCAAATATAATACAAATATCTAACATCTTGTGACCACCTATGTAGTACAGTCTGTAGCCACTTTTGTAAACACTATTTCCCCATAAACAAAGGGATATATCAAAAAATCCCCTATATAGTTTATTCCCCTGTACAACAGAATATCAATGATGATAGATGCATCACAAAAATATTAGTGCCTAACAGTTCCTGTATGTAAACAATGTACCCTATCGCAAAACATACCCCTCCCCCTTTTTATAACGGAAGCCTATACACTAATCTAATTTGTATGGAAAAGTTGAGAGAAAATAGTATGTGTACTGTAGAGTCTTTCCCACGGCTGCATATCCCCTCCCCATTTCAAAAGGAAAACGCAGATCCGAAAGTCCAAAAGTATCTACCTAGGTAACTATCTTTTTTTGTCAGCTCTCAAATTGCTATGCATACATAGTACTTTGGTGGTGTATAATTGCTATGCATACATAGTATATTTATTATGCATACATAGTATATTTTTCCTATGCATACATAGTAATTTAATATACTCAAGAATTGATAATATTCAATATTATAACACTTTGTTAAAATTTTAACATTCATATAAACACAAATGTTGGATTGCTGCTTTGTTAATAATTTAACACATCGTTAAAAATATAACAATACACTAAAAAAGATCAA